AATACATACGACATAATAATTAAAATAAAATAAATGCACTTACATATTTCCTATTGCCTTGTAAGTTTTCGGCACTTATTCCTTAATTATTGGATAAGGTATCCACGCACTTGCGATGTGTATATTTTGCCACAAGGGCAACCCAATTAATATTGAGCTGCCGATGGGTGTATCATTCTTCCTCTTGGCCCTTCTGGAGCAGAACCTTCAACTTGTGTTACCACTCTCTGCTGAGTTTGCTTTCCTCCATCTGGATTCATTTGGTAAATCTTATATTCAATAGCTTTATCTCTTAAATAATCTTCTGGAGAGTATTGAACTCCAGCCTTGTTAGGATGGAATAAAGTCTTACCTTCTTTGTCAAAGATACTAAAATTATCATTTTCATCAAAATCAAACTTTACATCTGACATAATCTTTGTCTTGAAGCCTTCTTTACGAAGCTCATCTGCTTCTGGAGCATACTTAACAGAGTTAAATGCTTTCTCTAAATTAGAGTTTAGCTTTTGTTGTTTCTCTTTAACTACTAAACCAGTCTTGAATGATTCAAACTCTTGGTTAGCATTAGTAGCTTGGTTTTTCCAATTAGAAGCTTCTTCACGAAGTAACTTTAATTGCTCTTGGTATTTGCTTTCAATTTCACTTGAATCGCCAGTTACCTTTGAACGCATATCGCCAAGCTCTTTTTCAAACTTGCCTTTTGCTTTGTCAGTTACTAAATCAAGTAAATCTTCAACAGACTTATCTTTGAAATCCCCAGCATCAAACTCTAAAGATAATTTATCCTTAGCTGCTTGTTTAATCTTTGTTTCAATAGTTCCCAATCTTTTACCGATTAATGGGTTAATGAAACTTGGGTCTTTTGATAGTTCTGACTTGTAAACATCTTTTCTTGCGAATGATGAACCAAATGTTTCTTTTAAGCTTTCTAATGATTCGATTGAATCTACATTAATATCTAAATATTCAGATACAAATTGTTTTAATTCTTCTTCTTTAATTGGCATTTGTTAGTTCTTTAAGTTTATTAATTCCGTAAGTTTTCTTGTATTCAATTCCTTTTTCATCTAAAATAGCCCAGTATTCCTCTTTAGTGAGTTCAACTTCTTCTGCTAAAATTTCAACGATTGGAGAATCATCTACTACTTCTTGTGGTTTTTCTACCTTTAGATTAACTTCTGTTAAAGGTTTTAATGGTTCTTGAGGTTTTATCTCATCTACGACAAGTTTATTTCTCCTCATATAGTCTGGCATTGCTGCGAGTTTCGCTGGGATAAAGACTACTGTTCCCTTATCATTTAGGCATCTTACTGACATAAATATTTGTTTTTTCTTCAAATATAGGACTATATGTTTGGAAATGTGAATATTTATACCTAATATTGTAGTTTATTACTATATGTTACTATATGGCAAGGGAACGCAAAAATAAAGACTGTATAACAGCAACAATTAAATTCTGTGGAGAAGCGATGGCTATCATCCACGCAAGACAAGCTAAGGCTCTAACTGAAAGTGGAGTTAAGATTAGTATTGAAACAGCAGTTAATAAACTTTTATTAGGAAAATAATGATTGTAAGGAAAAGAGAAATTGAAGTATTGTATCAAACACTTCATAAGTTAAAAGAGTTCTATGCTAAAAAGCACGATGTGCATATTAACAAAGTAAACTTTATTGTTCAAAGTACAGTTATCTTCGTGATGATTGATGGAGTACATAAAGAAGAAATCAGAGAAATTAAAGAACTTAAATCTTTATAAATGACACTATTAATTATTTATTGGATTGCAAGTACAATTTATGGAGTATATTGGATTAGTAAGAAGCTGGGACAATTAGAAAATAAAGAGTATTATACTTTATTAGATTTAATAGCTTATTTATTAGCTTCTATGCTTATTACCCCATTTGCTTTGCCTATTTATTTATTTAATTCAATTAAATTTAAAAGACCTAAATAAATCTTTATAATCCTAATATTTCTATCTCTGCTTTTGTAGGGATAAAGTTACCATTTTCAATGTTCCTTTGGATGACATCTACTGGTGTAGCAGATATGGCATTAGGAAGTATAGAATGGTTGCATCTATAACCTCCAGCGTAAACAAATATTGTCTTGCTATCAGTTGCTGGTATTTTACCATCCCATTGCTTTAAATCTCCCCAAGCTTCTACTTCTTTCTTGTGGTAATATTTGCCGTTACGAGTAATGCAGAATTGTCTTGAATCTTCAACAAGGCCACCTCTATAAGCATACCATTCCACATCTAAATCTTGAGCTATATTATTAGTATATCCTCTGTCAGCTACTGCGAAGGTGTCAAAAGCCATTTGTTTAGCATAACGATATAATCTACCCTCTAACTTGTTTCCGTTGATTGTACCGCCTTGTATGGCTTGGCTGATAGCTTTAACTGTCTTACCGTAGGCATCTCCAGCAACTACTGCATCTGTTAAGATATTCTTTACTGGATTGTATAAATTAGAAGTCAAATAAGCTTGACCAGCCATTAATTCAAATGCTTGTTGTCTGCTTACTTCTAATGCCTTTAAATTGAATGAAGATACCTCAAATTCTCCAAAAGCTTTCTTAAAGAAATTATCAGTTATCTTTGCTTGTTCATCAAACTCTTTTAAGAATACTGAAGTTAAAGAAAGGTACTCTGAAGCCTTAAATATCTTTTGTAGGTCATCATTAATATCTTCTATAATTGATAAGTTAGCTTGAGTTCTTTTTATGTTTCCTTTGTCATCCCTCTTTAGTTTTTCTAAAGAATCCAACATCTCCAACATAATCTCCTTTTGCGTATCTTTTATACCATTGGTGTATGCAGTAGGAATATCATCTAACCTTGATAATTTAAGCTTTATGATTTCTTCTAAAGTCATTATTGAATCATTGAATCAATACCTTGTACTGAAACATTATTACTTTCAGCTATTTGAGTAGCTTTTAATTTAGCCATATCAATTATCTTAGTCTTTTGTACCTCGAATGGTTGCGTTAAGAAGTCTGGTTCTAAAGCAATCATCTGGTCAACGAATGACATAAATGAATCGTGCAAGATAACTTCCCATCTTTCTGCAAGACCTTTAGCTTGTCTTAACATAACCTCATCGCCACTTAAAACTAATAACCTATCTGTATTAATCATTAATTCATAAACAGCAGTTGTTTTAGCATCTGTGTAGAATACTGATTTTAAGTATCTGAATATCTCTGCGTGAATCAATACTGCTGGAACTTGGTTCTTAACCATTTCCGAGATAGTCATTAAAATATCTCTTTCAGTTCCAATATCAAAGCTTTGTGGATATGCAATAGAAGGCTTTACATAATCATCCTTGTAACGCATCCAACCAATAGCATTGATGATAAACTCAAATGTTTCAAATGCAGTATGTGCAATAGGCATAATAAATGCAAATGCAGCTTTATTGTCTAATACAGTTCCAGTAGCAGTCATATTCTCATAACCCTTAATATCAGAGCTTGAGGTTTGTAAGTGAAGAATCTTACGAGCCTTCATCTCGGTTTTATCAATAGATTCCTCTAAGAATTGTAAAGTATGAACTTCTGGAGAAACATATTTTAATGGCTCTTGAGAAGAACGCAATTCACTTTCATTTTGTCCTCTAACTTCTGGCTTAATTAACATTGTTTCCAATGGCCCTAAACGAGAAACTAAACCAACTCCGTGGCAATTAGAACAAGTGTGAGAATGATAGTTACCTTCCTCATCATTGAATCCTATAATACCATCACTACATCTGTTTCCATTTTCTTCAAACTCACAAATATCTCCCAACATAATTGTAGCTGGGAATACGCATTTAGCAATACTTGCTTGTTTGTAAGCACTATTCTGTGCCACTAAATCTAATAAGTCAGTAGCAAATAAGAAAGGAGATTGCCATAATACTTTACCTTCGTAAACTACTGGAATACCTCTTAAACGAGTAGCTGGAACTTTACCCCAACCGTGATTGTAAAATAAAGTAATCTCAAATTGATTATCTACATATTTACCTACTTGTTTACAAAACCAAATATTTTGGTCATCATAAAACTCATAGATTCTACCTTTTTCTCTTTTGCTTCCGTAGTATTCTACGATAGATTTTTCTTCAGATTCTACAATACAATAGCTTGTTTCATATCCGACTACTTGTCTTGATGTAAAATAATATGGTTGTGGTTCAATAAGTTTATTTGAATCTAAAACATATTCTCCTTCTTCATCTTCAAGCATCTCAAGAGAATGTGGTCTAATAGCGATAACACCCATTGCATCTTTTAATTGCAACGCAAACATTACTTGCTTAAAGAATGATTCTAATGAACCATAATCTCTAATCCCATTATCTAAGTATTTTTGGAATGTTAATCCAGCTTGTTCGTATTGTGGTGCATCTAAACCAAAGTGAATACTCCAATTTTGGTCGTGTGTAGCACGAAGTACAGTATTTAAGAAATCAACAAATACTGGTTGCGTAACATTTTTATAATTGTCTTGCATCCAACGAGCTGCTTGTTCAGTTTGATTAGGCGCTCTCTTTGCAAACAATCTTGCTGGGAAACAGTTTTTCTCGCTATGAACTCTAATAGCTTCATAATCTTCAACTGATTCATCATAGCCTTCAAAATAGTCTGGTAGTACATCTATGTATTCGCTACCGAATAACATAGCTACATCACTATTGTAAGCTCTTTGTTTGCGTTCTCTCTCTGCTTCAATAGCAAGAGCAGAAACACGCTTAATCTTAGCTGCAATTTCCTCTATACTGTACATCGCTTATGCTGCTATTTTACTTCCTTTGTAAACCATTTCTTCGTGAGATGTACTCATACATCCTTTACCCTTACGACAATTCTTAATGCTGGGTCTAACTAAATAAGTTTTAGTTTTAGGTTTTTTTATTTTCTTAGCCATTGTAATTAGATTTAAAACATAAAATATCATACTGTTCTCCTTCCATTGGGAGATTTGCATATAAGTTCCTACAAAAATAACCTAATTTATTAAGAAAATCGAATATATCTTGTGGTTTTTTCCCAAATTTCTCTAAAGTTCCTCGGTTTATTTCAATTAACATCAAAGGTTCAAATTTCTTTATGGTTTCAACAGCTCCTTCTAATACATCTAATTCCCATCCTTCACAGTCTAATATCATAAAATCCAAAGAATCTAACTTGAGTGAATCAAGTGTTATAACATCTATTTGAGAGCCTTCTACACATACACTTGCACCTACATTCTCATTTCTGTTAATATCTACTTTGCCCTTTTTAGAGCCAATAGCACAATTAGCTAAAGTAACATTATTCCAATATTGAGAATTATGTTCAAGACATTCAAATGCTTCTGGATTAGGTTCAAAAGAAATAACCCATTTACCTAAGTCTTTTAAAAAATCTGTATTATCCCCTATAAAAGCACCTATCTCTACTATGCTCATATCTTTACGAATGTAGTATTTAAGCTCTTGTGCTAATGATTTGTTATGGATTAATGAATTGTGTTGTTCAACCCACTTACTAATGTGAGTATCGTTTTCTAAAACTGCTAAATCGTTTCTTAGGATTTTCATAAATATTTATTTAGTTCTTCTTTATCTTGTATTGTTAAATTACTCCAGCTCCAAAATTGTTTTACTGGATGATGGGGAATAGAATCTCTTGTATTTACAAAATTATACTTTTCTTGCTCATATTCAAAAGCATAAGCACCAATCATATTAAATTCGCTGAATTGCCTATTTTTAGCCGTTTTAAGCTGATTTAAGAATCTATCTGAATAACTTAACCATAATCCAACTAAAGTGCTTCTATGGTACACTAATCCATTCCTACGCATAAATTCATATTTGACATCTAAGCCAGTTGCTTTATCGGTAGCTTCTTTCCAAAACATTACTTCTGGAATATCCTCGTAAGGTGTCATTAGCATATTTGGCTTACCATCAGTAAAAAAATCTTCTGGCTTTGTAGGCTCTGTAAAAATACAATCAGAATCCATAAATAAAATAAACTCTGAATCAGTATAATCAAAAGCTCTTAGCTTAATGTATTGTTGGTATAAATAACCATCAAAATTAGGCCTACAATAATGTACAACCTCTTTGGTTAGTCCCCAAGATTCAATCTCGGATTTGCAATCCCAATCTGCAACAATTAACACTTCAAACCCACTACCATACTTTTCTATTGATTTAAGACAGTATTTAAGCCATTTTAGGTCGTTCTTCCAAGTCTTTATAAATATTACCATTTAACATTATCCATTATGTGAGCGTAAATTATATTGTTTAATTGCATTATGCTTCTTGCTCTTACAGAGTGTAAATTCTTAAACTCATAGCCTAAAGCTTCCCACTCTTTCATAGGGTATTGGGTATTGTGTAACCTATGGAAAGCAAATGGCTCTCTAAGGAACTTAACTGGTATATTAGCCTTCATAAGCGAATAAGGGATATGGTAATCCCACCAACAAGCTCCTATTGCAAATTCCGACCTTGGTATCAAATCTATGTAATTTTTATGAATAAAGAATACATCAATTCCACTTTCAAATACTTTGTTATCATTTATGTCATTGATAAAATCTCTCCTTTTGACAATAGTTGCTCTATGTGGTAAATTCTCAATAACATCTGGGAGTAATGTCCAACTATCGTTTAGGATAATATCAGAGTTAATTAGGCATATATCATTATCTTCTTGGCTTCTTGCAAAGTCCAATAAAGTATCTAAATAAACTAAAGGCCTACCAAATTTAGCTTCTCCACTTATACTTTCTATAAAAGTTACATTTTTGTATTTGTCCTTTAAGATAGAAATCTCATTAGCGTTATTAAAAGAATAAACCCTTAAACCTAAATTAGTCCAAGAGTTTATAGCAAGTGCTTGTACATCTCCGTTAATGTGTTTTGGAGAAATGGATGTTAATGCAATCATCTGAAATTCAAGTGTTTATCTGTCATTATATAACTTACTTTGTAATCGTGAGATATGCCTTGGTTAGAGCAATATAGTCTCATAATCCTATCGTAGTAGTCTATGTATCTTTGTTTAGTTTCCTTCCTTCCAACTCCGTTTCCGTAAAGCGAAAGTATGTAAAATTTCTCTCCTAATTCAGTATAACTTTCTGGAGCATAATAATTACCAAAGAATATAGGTTTAATATCTATTGTTGGGTCTATTCCCATTTGTGCAAATGTAGCACTATAAAATAACTCATCTGGTATAGTCCCTCCCCAAGTTACAATCTTATCCAACTCAATCCCTTCTTTGTAGTTAGCTTCAAGCTTATCAAAATATTCTTTACATTCATTCTTTTTAATGTACATAAAAGAAGATTGGATTGCTGGTAATATAGCATCATCATTAAGGTTGAATCTTTCCCATATAACAGCATTAGAAGCCCATATAGAGTATCTAATTTCATCATACTTACCACCAATACCCATAACTTCAGTTTGGATTGGTTTATCAATTTGACTTAACTTGTCAATTAATGGTTGTAGGTCTTGTAGCGCACACCCATCAACATCCAATATAAGGTTTTCATCGTATGGTAAATAGTTATAAATAGCAGTCTTATAGAGTGCTGGGTCTATTCTGTGAGTATAGAATTGTTCTTTTGGTATCTCTATTAGGTCATCAAATAGAGCTATTTTCTCTGGGGATAGATACTTAAATATTTCTCTATCAAATGCGAATGCTACCTTAATATCTTTATTAAAGTTCTTAATAGATACACACATATTAAATGCTGCGTAAGCATATCCTTTTCTGCCGAAAGCAGATAGTAAAATTCCTTTAGTCATAAAGTAGAATAAAAAAGGGGCTTTTTAGACCCCTCTTTAAGTGTTAAGCGAAAACACCAGCTGGTTCATTGTACATAGCTGGGTCAGTTTTAGCTGTCCAAGTGAATGTTCCTTCAAATCTCTGTAAGTCAGTATTGTTAGCTGGGCCTATAACTCCACCTGTAAAGGTAACAGAGCTATCTACCCAATAAACATAACCGTTGCCATTATCAGTTTCTGAACACATACGAATAATCAATCCACCAAATACTTTACCTCTAAAAATTGGAGCGTGAAAGTCCACATTGTTAGGGTTTACATTTTGGTTTTTATACATACCAGTTCTGGTGTAGTTTACAGTTCTTGGAGGCTGACAAGCCACTAAGGTATCAACTGTTACAGCAGATGGTGCTTCGATTGAAAACGATGCTTCAGTAACCAAAGTAGCTGTTCCGTTTGCTAATGCAGCGTTTACTTGAGTTGCATTGCTTGGGTCAGTAATTTGATGATTACACTCTAAAAGGATTGCTTGGTCAAAACCACCTAAAAGAATCTCGTTACATTCGTTAAGATAGTAAGTATCTAAAGGGTCGCATCCGTAATTTGAGCAATTATACATAATTGTAATAATAAAAGTTATATTACCCTATTCTTTAATGCCTTAGAGTATTTATGGCACATAAACATCGCAATGCAAATATACTAATTTTAAGGACAATTATAAGACCTATTTATAATATATTCTCCTTTTGGAAGTAATGTTATTGTCCCAGCTGCAAGTCTTGAATTTTTATCCCAAGTTGGTGTTAATTCAGTTTCATCAGCAGAACACATTTCAATAGCATCATATTCTATATTGCTTACTGCTATCATACCAGCCATTCTATCCCAAATAAATTCTGGAACTGCTTCTATTGAAAAATCCCAAGTTTTTCTAATATTGATAGAATTTATAGAACTAATACTACCATTTACAGTTTTAAAATATTCACTTTTTAGATAAGTTGGATTTTGTCTTGCTGCATTAATTCTCATCCTGTTCTTAAACCCAGAACCGTAATTAATACCATTTGCAAAATCTTCATTATCATACCAAACCAACTCTTTTTCGCAAGGGTCAAGTTCTTCGTAATATCCAAAGTTTTCAGAACAATATTGTTCAGTAATGCTTGATGCTGTTCTTAATATAATTGAATCTATCGTAGCAAATGATTCAAAATCATCTGTAACATATTTTATTACTAAATTTTGACTACCAGTTACGGTAGATGTAAAATTAAATTCAATTAACTGAAAATCAGTTGTTAAATCAGATGCTGGATGTAATCCAAGATTCTGGCTACCAAGATTTATTTGTAATTGGTTGTTTGTACTAATACCATCAAATTTAGCATAAACTTTAAAATTATATATAGTAGCATTGGAAACAGTTAAAGATTGTTGAAATGAAACTGCTGGATTAGACCATATGTTTAATGCTCTACTACCACCTATACCATTATTTTCAGCTAAAAATTCTCCAAGTGATGTGGTTTCAACAGTTGCTGCTGTAATTATATTTGGAGTAGGATATTGAGTATTAGTTTCAAGTTGAGCTTGATATACATATACATTAGAACCACCATCTCCAGCAAAATTTGTATCGCCATCCACTTGAGCTAAAAGTATTGTTGCAGCACTATCTGCACCAGAAGTATATTTAATACTACATCTATACCATCCATTACCATAATTAACTATATTTGAGCTTATTGGAGTACTACCATAAACAGAGGCTACTAAACCATTTTGTATATCAAAAAATTGGCCAAACAACGAATCTGCATCATATAATACTATAAATGAAGGCCCATTATTATATTTAGCATAAACACTTAAAATAGTTGTAGTACCAATTATATCAGTAACAAATTGTTGTATTGAGTGGTCATCATTAGTAGCATCTGGTATAATGTTCATTGCATCATTGCCACCAAATGGGTCTGGGAAAAATCCATCAACAGAAGAATTAATCGCAGTCCAAGCAGCATCTCCAAAACTTTTAGAGCGGATTAAATAGTTTGTTCTTGTTTGTTGATTTAAAGTCCAATCAGAAAACTCATCATTTTCTCCAGCACTAAAGTTTGAATTTCTAAGTAAATTATCAACACATATTTCTACGCATATTCTAAAACAATTTGGCATTTCATA